TTTTTTTTTTTTTTTTTTTGGTAGTTGGCCCTCCGGTATGCATCTCCTTCCAAAGGAAAAGCAATCAGGACAATCTCACGATGATCTTGGGGCTACCGCTATTAAAATTTGTGACTCCCTTGCTAGGACTCTATACATATGTAAAGAGATATAACCTCGGCCTCCGCCGAACTGTTATACAACCTAGTCATGGTTCATAAATTTTATTCGGCGGATAGCCCGGTCGCCTTTCGACGCCTACCTCGGCCACAGAGGTATATTTTATTTAAGTATTTGATATTTATAGTGTATAATACTCATACACATCACCCTACATTTATCTACGCCGTAGGTGGCGAATTTTCCCAATACATGGGGGGTAAACCAGTGAAGAAATAAACTTGAAAATCTTCACCTGCCGCTACATAAAAATGTATAGCAGTGGTTAGGTTTGGCAGTGAATTAGCTGTATAACGAAATCCTTCAGTATTAATTCTACCACCCACATCATCGGTTGTCCAATTCTCTGTCTTACCAGGCGAAAATCGGTACCGCGAGTAAAATGGAATTTCAAACTCCAGTGCTTCATTTATATTACTTACAGCCCATGCTCCACCCTCAACACCTGTGGGTTTCTGCTGCCTTCCAAATGTTGTACCAGGAGATGAATATATAGATGCTCTACCTAATTTTGCATTTGAAGTATATGTTGGCGTTGAATAATTGACATAATCATAGCCATATGGTACATCAGCTAAACGAGTCACAGTTGATGTAATACGTGTTGTTTCACTACGATATCCATCTGGCATAGCTTTATATCTGATAGATCCTCTCCATCCAGAAAAAGCATATGTAACCCAATGTAACATAACCGTATTACAGTAATTATATGGTGCAGCTGCACTTGTAACTTGCACTGCTCCAGCAACATTACCACGTAAATATGGGAACATATATTGTGTTAAAGAAATCAAAGTAGATATTGTATCACCAAACACAATTGGAGTAAAATGATTATATCGTTTTAAAACTGATCTAAAAGACTTTATACTCTCACCCGTGAACACTAAATTCATATTCTTATGGTTATCATAACGATCACCTAAAGATGTTGAAATTTGCTGCACAGGTGCATCTTTCTCCTGAGTATTCTCAGATTCCGCGACTTCCAAACCTGATTGTGGTTGAAATACAAATTCCTGAAAACGTGCATCTGGAACAAATACTTCAAAGTCATCATCCATTGATACAAAAACATTTACTTCAATACTATTATCAACAGCTGAATTCGGTGTAGTCAATTCGTTAACTACATACACACCAATAACACCATTACCTTGTTCTTTGGACGTATACGTAGTTGAACTATATAACTGAGTAACACTTTCTTCACCCGGAAAATGACGTGTCAACAATGTATATTCTTGTCCATTGGATACGGATATAGTAAAATCACTTTTCTCAGAAATATCAACAATTTCCAAGTAATTCGTGTTATACTCATTTGATGCTAACCAATTTGGATCATACACAATTTTAACTCTACCTTTATGAAAAGCTGATGCTACGAACTGAAACCTAAATTTCATTGTTCCAGTCCAATATTCAAAAGGCATAGCTGCCATGGCACAAGCCGGAAAATGATAAGATTTTGTTGATCCTGATCCATTTTCAGCCCATGTCACTGGCGATACACGTGCATTCCATAACAATGTTTCTGGTGCTGTACCTATATTCCAATCAAACGTTGTCAAATATGATTCGCGCTTTGCTATATCTGTTATCACTAATGAATCTTGTGAACCCAAACCTGCAATGCGTGGATCAATAGTTAGTTCCTGTTTATCATCTAAAGTCAATTTCTGTACCGTATCAGGTACTGTGGTTAAAGATAAACTAGACACGACTGTTGGTCGGTATGGCATTGGATTAGCCGTCATAGGAGGTCTGGCATAACCTAATGCTTTGGCAGCTCCTGCTACACCTGCAGCTAATTCTGCTGTTGCTCGTGCATATGGTCCTAACCATGGTACCACACCTAATTTGCCTGCTAAATTGGATAAAGCTGTAGCAGGACCGGATATAAATCCCTTATTATTTGCTTCCTCAATCTCTTCCTTACCAGATTGAGGTGACAGAGTTGATGATTCTCTAGACGTCAATACATTAATATTAACATCTTCTGCCCATGCAAACACACTAATAGTTACTTGATCTGATGCACCATTAGCATGTTTTAAAGGATTTATACTCCTGATAGTGAGCGCGCCCATATCTTGCCAATTTGAATCTGGTATAGACAAGTTATTCTTATGGTAAAAGAAAGGTAGACACATCTCACCACCTCTGGATAATGTTGGATCCAGATATAGATGTGGTTGTTGAGAAGCTTGTACAATTGTCTCAGGTATTAGTGCGATGTTCTGTGACAATTGATCGAACGATGATAGAGGTAAATATGAAGCTATAGCTCTACCATATTGAAAACCATTACCATTAATTACTACTTTTATACATAATTTACAACGTAATAAATGATAATTGGCAATACGATTAGCAACTCGTGGATTTTCAAAATATAAAGTCCAAGGATTAAATGAATCGAACATAGTAGTTCCAGTTCCCCATTCAATTTCTCGGATCTTTATTGGTCTTGAGAAGAAGTTACCCAGTTCAGCGTCATTTGAATCTTGACCTTTACGAGTTTCATCTATCTCAGATTCAACGTGGTATGTGTAATGCTCACGTTGATCAGAAAAGCGTATATTTTGACTACGCTCATTCTGAAGGGTACTAACTGACATGCCAGATTCATACCCACTTTGTACTTTACATAATGATTGATAATTTATATTGATATTATTATTAGTAATCCATTTATGTACAGACTATTGACCGGATTAGGTCGAATAGAACGAAGTATTTACATTTGGGCAGGGTTTACCCATCTCTCGATTTCCCATTAGGAACCCTTTAATGTGTGAAGCCTATATTTACTTTACAAAATACATAAAGATATAATAAACATGGTATCCATGCACACATCCTAATTTTGCTAACCATCAGATTTAAAACTGGGTTGGATTTAGCGTCTCCAAAGTGACGGTTGCTCCTTAGAGCGTGGTAGCATTTATTTGCTACCATGAGTTGCTAACCAATTAGCAACTCGTTCGTCATACGTGACATAAAGTTCAGTACACATATGACTAATGCCTGCCTTTTCAGCTACACTACACATAAGTTTGCGTTGTGTTTCGTATTTCCCTTCACCATGATTAAACCATTCGCGAAGAGAACCATCAATATTTTGAGCACAGGCTTGATTCTCTGTCAATGGACTGTTTTTCTCACGCATAAAACAGTGCAAAGACTTATATATTGATTTATCTAACAATGCTCCCAAATGAACTCCCAACTTAGGATGATATATACTACTTCTCTTAAGAAATTCGAATTCATCAAATGGTAAAAAGTCAGTCAGTTCAGACTCTTTATCAGGCATTGTATATACTTGTCCATATTTGGCCAAGAAATGAGAACATCCTTTAATGGTGAAACGATCTATCTTAGGTGAAACTGATCCAATATTATCATCACCATATGTCATAGCAGCTACGTAATCACGGAACACATACCTACTATCAAATGATTTTGGTTGATATTCATTATAAAAGAAGCACCGCAAATTTAAAGATCCACATATACCATTAATGATAACTGTGAGTGAATTACCACTAATTTGTGCGCCTTCGGTTAAACCTATCAAATCTCCATTATAAGCAATATAAGAATATACAATATCTCCGGCCATAGCTTCCATGACACGAAGATCATCTTCACTATAATCGCAAACACGAGCACAATCAATAAGGATACGAAGTGCTGCCAAAATCAACTGAGAAGGTAACTTCTGATCATATTTACCATAATCTCCTCCAAAAATTCTTTCTTTACCAAATTTGAGTACATGAGTATGAAATTGCTCCCATTCAGGTCCATGGGAATTAATTCCAACTGCACATTCAGAAACTAAGGGGTTCATCTGAAGTACACGAAGCAACGGTAAATAATATTTCCGGATTAAGTAAGTAAGTGAAATGGCATTCCCATAGAATATTCTGCACTTATCCTTTGTTAAAATTTCATCTTTCTTACAAGCCTTAGCAATAGGATAACCGCGTTCACCTCGTTTATAACAATCCTCAATACGAGTTATTTCATCCATTACAGCGGCATCCAAAATACGGTTATTAGGCTTATCTTTCTCAGGTAACAAATCAGTCACATAATTGCGTTTTGGTCCTGTCAAAGGAAACCCTATAGATGTATCCAACTTTATAGCATCCATAAATTTCTTTCCTGGTATACCACATAAGTTTTCATGATCACTAAGAGGACGAGCATCTTTCCACAATTTAGATGCAAATATTTTGATAAGAGGTTCCTTATAATCCCTCACAGCTAAAGACAACAAATCATGTGGAAATGGAACAGCTGGAACAGCTAAATTAGCCAAACAAGTTTGCCATCCATACCAATCAGGATTCAATTTTGGTCCCCGATAAATATTGGGCACACCACAGATGTCCATAATTAATGGACTAATTGGTGTAACACAAACTGCTGTTTTTGTTATAGCACGCCCTGGACACGATCCAAAGTACTCAACTTGAGAATTTTCTGGCATGTAATTTAGAGGACTTTTCTTATGTAATGGTGTGTCATTAACGACCTGCACTCCCATTACCACTGTTTCAAAATTTCCTGCATCACCAGTTAACATAACACCATCGATTTTACGTAATCCATCGAAGGCGTCTTTAAGCTGTTGTTGCAAGATACTCCCAAAACAACCTCTAGGTGTGCCAGAATGACCACCTAAGTGTACTCCAAGTATAACACTACCATTAGTCTCAGACACTAAAGTAGCACCACACAAACCATTGAATGTATCAATAGTTAAATTTTGGTATGTACCTCCTGTGAATGATTTAACAGTCCGTACAACACCAGGTTTACTCAAACCTTTACCGACAATCATTTCACCATCTTTATTACGCCAATACATTCTAAAAGGTACACTTGGCATATGTTCAACTGGAAACATATTAACCAAATTTTTGAATGATCCTCCATTAGGAACGTAACATACACGCAAATCCGAATTTGGAATTAAATAAGATGCATTTTTCGATAATCTACATGCAAACTTACCACCACTAGTTTGTGGTTTATTCTTCCTAAATGTGCATGCTAAATCGTCTCCAAATTCCGTAAAATAATGGTCAGGAACTAACATAACGTTGGATGACAACATTAAACCATTCAACATTCCTGTTTCATGGTCCAAATGTATAGATCCATAAACCAAAGCCTTGGAGACACAATTTGCAACATGATCATTTGACATTCTTTTTGAATAGTCAGTTATAGGTAATGCACGTTTAGCTACGCTTGTCCACACATTTGCCTCATTATCACGTTGATTAATTTCTTCAGCGCTCTTTGGTTCTAAGGAGCCCTGAATTGGCATAGTCTTCCATGTCTTAATAGCACGAGCCAATTTGTATAACCCAGCCAATACTACAGATGATGC